TATCTTTGAACTTGTTCATCTGATCTTCTAATTCTTTGATAGTATTGTTACGGTTATGGATCATCTCGACAAGATCATCCCATACACCAGTGCCATCTGGTGTTAGCATATAGTTAGTTCCACCAGTACCGTAGCTAAATGTTTCTTTGACGTGTGGCTGAACACCTAGTTTATATGGGAAAAACTTAGGTGCTGATAACACAAAGTTATGGTTAACTGATACACCATGAACACTGTGTATGCAGAACATATTGGTATGGTTAAAGAACTCTGTTGGCAACGAACTCATGTATGGCAGATAACGTGAGAACATCTTGTCGTATAGTTCTTCAGCAGTCACAGGGATGCTATCTGTCGCCGCTTTGATACGTGGGACAAACGTGCTTGATGCTTTGCTGATGATTGCTGATTGCAGTTCATTTGAAAATCGTACAGTAGCCATGATCATTTCTCCTCATTGATCACAATAGTTTCATCCACAAGAGTAGCAGTAGCATCGCCAATGGCGATGCTATAGAGAGTGTAATTAAGTAGGCAAAGCCTACGCTCAAGGAACATAATCCAAGCACACAAGATTAGATTAGTTACAATAAGTCCTGCGATAAGTATTTCGCTCATGATGTTGCCTTTACTACACGACCAAATGGTGCAACAGGATCATTAGGACCATTGAATACAGCCCAAAGCACAGGGTACTCTGGTGCAGGACCATAGTCATCGCAGTACAGATCAGTGAGAAACACACAGGCAATAGGCTGTATGTCATGGTCCTCTATGTATTTGAACACAGGACTAAACGCAGTGCCACCACCACCACGTGGTTTAACAATCAGTTCCTCATCAGGACCGAACTTGTCGTAGTGACATACATCATGGTCGAAATAGACCACGTGCATAGCGGTAGGATTACCGTCGGACTTGATTGCTCTCATCTCTGCGGCAAACATATCAATCTCTTTCTGTCCGATAGAGCCTGAGCAATCTATTGCCATGACAATATCGCCCAGTGTTTCACCAGTGATCGAAGGCAGATAAACACCTTGACTGATAAACCTACGATTTGGTCGTGCAAAACTACGCTCATCAGTCTTAGCCTTGAACACAAAGTCACGTAGTACATCACGCCAATCTATCTTTGGTTCAAGCACAGCACCAACAAGACGCTCCATGTTTGCGCTAAGTGAACCCATAAGTTTAGCGGCTTGTGCGGCATTGGCTACTTTGAGTTTCCACTCGCCAATCTCAGCCTCTTGCTCAGCACCAGTGGCATTGCTGGCAATAATGTCATCGCCAATACCACCATTACCATCGCCGTCATTACCATCATCATCTGGCATGATGCTATAGATGCTGTCGGTAATGCCATTGCCAGCCTTGTAGAGACTGTCGCTAAGACAGCCTCCTTCGATAAACTTGCCAATCTTTTCCTCAACAAGTAGCTGGTTGATCACATAGTCTGCGGCTTTGTTCCACTTGCTGTGGTTTCTGCCTTGCAAACGATAGTTATGCTCAAGCATGGGATGCATAGTCTCATGAGCAATGAGGAAAACCATCTCCTCATCAGTCAAATCAGCACAGAACTTAGGGTTAAACATGATGGATTTACCATCGGTACATGCTGTCTTGATGCTATCTGTGATAACAGTAGGCAAACCAAGAGCAAGAGAGCCAATGAAGGCACTCTTTTGGTCAAGCAACAGCGTTGTTTTTGCTTTGGAAATTCTACGTGCAAGATCTTGTGTCATGGTAAACTCCTCACATACCAGTCATGAATACAGACATTTTGTCCATGATAGCCTTGGCTTCTGCCGCAGTATCACGACGCAACTCAGGGTCATTACGCAAAGCATCGGGATGATACTTAGCAATCTTACTCTCAACTTCTTGACGCATAGTCTCCAAGTTAGCGTCATCAGCAAAGTTAAGACGTGGTAACATAGCGCAGATTTCTCTGGCATTTTCGATCATGCTGTCACGGAAGATAGCTGTAGGATCAGCTAACTTATCAGCCATATGCTGAACACGATCAAACAACCGTGACCACACATCTTTCATAGCGGTAGCACTAGCTTCACGTAGTCTTGCCTCAACATCTCTCTGGATGGTGTCAAGTTCTGAGTTAGATAACTGCACCCTAAAATCGCTAGAAGGCACAGGAAAGATAGCCATATCAATCTTGAACTTACGCTCAATCTCAGAACGAGTTGGATAATCAGCGTGGTTAAACAGATCACCCAGAAAACGCTGAGCATTGTTGCATAGGTCATCATAGTTATCGGTAAAGTCATGGACCAGACGCTCCCATTCTGCCTTTTCTTTGCGGAACTCTGTCATAAAGCTAAGATAGTTGGCAGATGGTAACATCTGTGTACCCTCAATGCCCCACGGCAATGTGTTCTGATAGTACTTAGTACGGATAGCCGTAGCTTTCTTGTGAACACGATCAAGGTAATCGTTCATTGGCAACAGCGACTTGTTATAGCGACCTGCCGCCATAGTTGTATTGTTGCTATCAGCAACTTGCTGTGTGGCTCGTTTGTCATACTTACGAGCAGTCCACTGAGAGATGTTAAGTTGTACCAACAACGCACGATCAGATAGGTTCATAGCATACACTCCACTATTGTTACTGATGGTCTCATCAGCACTGGTCTCACCAGTGGACAGGGGATAAATCCCCTGTTTCGACCTGATCAAAACAAAACATCTTGGTGCTTGACAGCCCAGTTGGTGAAGGCTGTGGTGTTAGCCAACTCAGGGTTCTTACGTGTCGCATAGCTAATGGTAAGAACACTAAACTCTGGTGGCATACGCTCTGCAAAAGAGCAGATACGATCAAAGTTTGAGGTACTAGCACGATGAGCAATAGCACCAGACAAAGCATGGAGAACACCAAGGTCTGTTGGTACGTCATAGTTAGACGGGTTAAGCAACAGAGCATCTACGTTAGGCAGTTTACGATACAACTTGAGATATGTTGTAAAGTAAGCGGCGGCACTCTCACCAACAACACCAGTGAAGTACTCGAACTCACAGTCTGATGGAATAACACCAACAGCAGGGCTAATACGCTCAGTCCAGCCACGAATTGTAGGGCTAACATCCTTGGATGGATCATGAGCGGCGGCTAAGTCTGGTTTGAAACGCAGGAAACTAACCACGATAGGGTTAACACCATTCTCCAATGCCCAACCAGTCCAGTCGTCAAGGTGAAAGTCATAGTTAATCAACGCTTCACGATTACGAAGATGAGACAAGACACGATTAGCACCAGCACGATCAGACTGACGGTTACCAGTGGAGATAACTTGCCAGCCATCAGCCATAGGAACACCATGCAGATCACGTTCTTGGATAAGATGAGCCAATAGCTTCTGCTGATCAGTACCAGCCTGATTACGGTCGTCAAAGCACAGGATACCACCACGACCGTCATCCCACTTGGAACCCTTGGCAGGATACCAGTCAATAAGTTTATACTTAACAGTATCATCTGAGATAGATGGAATACCAAAGTCCTCGACGAGCATAGTCGCCATGTTTCTAAGGATACAATGAACATCCAGTTCTTTTGCAACGGTCTTGACAATGCTGGATTTACCAACACCAACAGCACCCTCAATGCAAACGGCAATTTGCAGTGGGTTAAGTGACTTGATAGTATCTTTGATGTGATTAGGACGCATGTTAGTTACCCTTTTTGCTGATGGATTTCTTGTGATCAGGACCATAGGAAACGTGCTGACCAACAGCACGATTAGCCTTAGCCATCATCTTGTCTGAGAAATACAGTGGGGAACCACTAGCGTCTTTCACTGTGGCTCCACTAACATCCTTCAAGATGTATAGTTTCAATGCTACCTTAGTCATTTTGTTCTCCTTCGTTTGTTATAACACTGACAACATCATCAATCTGAGACTGGATCATATCAATATATATAGTAGGAGCATTGATAGACTTAGCCTCATCAAGATTACGCAACAACTTAACCAACAGATCGTTGGCTAATGTGATAAGTTCTTGTGTCATGCGGCCTCCGACAATAGAAAGCCACCGTTCATACGCTTGTTAGCTAATGATGCATAACCATTATAGGACAGTTCTATCATTGCTTGAGTACGCAGATTGTAACTCATGATGTTATAAGGACGAGCCTTGGACTTATGCATAGACGTAGTACGGCTAACCTTATCCTCATTGACAAACCACATCTTTGACACTGGTTCCCAAATTAACATTGGATAATGATAACCATAGGAATAGACAACATAGATACCGTTGTCCTTAAGATCGGCAAACACAGTCTTGTTACCATTAACGAATGGAATAAGAGCCGATACGTATTTACGCATATTACTGTTAAGTACGTTCTTAACTTTCTTCATAGCTTTACGCTCCGTATGTTAAGTTAAATTATATATACAATCAGTAGGTAAAATTCCTACCGAGCCACCATCCTAGCACGGATCGGGCGGCCTGTCAAGTTTGCCGTTTGGGCCTGTAAGTTTAGTGGAAATATAGATTGTCAAGATGTTTTATCTAAGTTTACAGACTAAAAATAGATTAAGAAATGGTAATGAAATCAATATGTTAGGCACAACAATCTGTAAAATCTGTGTTTTTAGATATAATGTGACGCTAAATTGTATGGATATATAAGTTAACAGGTTAAGTAAATGTGTACCGCACTTTACATATAAATCTGATTTATGAAATTTGGAAACAAACAGTATATAAAAAACACAGATTATACAGATTATTTAGATTATATATATGTAAGGTATTATACTAACATACTGGTTTTACTACACTTTCTTGGTGTAAAGTGTAAAGTATCAGGGGGTATACCCATTTAAGTTTGTTACAGATTGTTTAGATTGTGCAGATTGTTCCGAACTATACACCCTCCATGTATACTTAGTGCTGAATATACGAGCTATATCCCCCCGACGTATGGTATATATACATACCTAGATGTGAGCGTGATTAGATGCGTGGTGGAGACAGATTAAAGACAAAGAAAAACCCGCCTTGCGGCGGGCTAGTCTTAGAGGCCAGAAATCATCATGATTATAATGACGAAGGCTGTTAGTTCCAGCCATGACGGTTCCCAATAACCTTGCATTGCTCTCTCCTTGTGGTTGTGGGAGAGGCTTGCGCCTCTCCCGTTCGCTTAGGTTGCGGGTTTCCAGATTTGGTTCCAGACTGTTTCCAGTCTATTCTCGAACCGTTTGGCCTTGTTCTTGTCCTTGCTTGGACGATACTCGACCATAATCTGGCGGGGCTTTGACCGTCCACGCTGGACTGTCACACGTTTTACTTCAACACGCATTGTGCGCTCCATAAAGGTTAGAGTGTGGTGGCGGGATCATTCCCGCCACCTTTGTTGTTAAGACCGGCGTCCCAAGAAGGGGGACTCTTTTTTCTTCTCGATTGCGGGCTTGTCGTCCGCTTTCTTGAAGAAGGCCAAGTAGGGCATTGGCGCACGTCCCGCGAATTTAACCAGTATTCGAGGAGTGTGGGTGGTGAGGAGTTTTTCGATTGTCGCTGGCTTGAAGCCAGAAACCGCGAACTCACCGCCAGACCGAAGCCCAATCTTGACCACTTTGTCGCCCTTTGTTTCAGGGATGAAAGCCTGCACAAAGGTTTTGTTTTGAGCCGCGAAGTACGCCATATCCGAAGCGATGATTTCCACCTCTTCCGCGCCGTAATCCGAACCCGTGGCAACCGCGACGAAGCCAGTCTTTGCGTCGATTTTAAGGGCAACGCCACCCTGATACGATGATGCCATGTGGCACCTCCATGTTTTACATTGTCAAAGAGCGAGGCGAGAACCTCGCCCACCAGACCGTTTGATCTGGCCTAATCAATAGAGCACATTCGCCAATCTGTGTCAAGTGTCCCGAATTAATTAAAATCCCTTTCTTTTCTTTATTCGTTTTGCGCGCGCTTTTTTCTTTTTTATTGGAAATCGGCGGACACGGGGGGCCACATGGACAGAGCTTGGGCGTAGCCCCCGGTCGCGTAGTATACCTCTTAAACCACAACCCAAAAAAAGCATGTGTCAAGTTTTACTTTACTTGACTGTAATTTTTTACACACTATTGTATAAACACATCAATCACGGAGATGTACTAGGATGAGCACTACGTTTTTAGACACGACCAAGTGGTCTGATCGTCTTGCGTTTGACATAGCCCTACGACTTGAGGGTAGCGGTGAGGATGTCGTGGAGATCATGGCTCGTCATGGCATCACCACTGCAGACCTTGTATCGTTTAATAATGATCCGGTGTTCCTCAAAAAGGTCGGGTCACTGCGCGACGAGATTCGTGATAAGGGCATTACCTTCAAGATGAAGGCTAAGTCCCAGGCTGAAGAACTCCTGAAAACTTCTTGGGTATTGATACACAGCCCTGATGTGAGCGCTGCAGTTAAGGCTGATCTGATCAAATCGACTGTAAAGTGGGCTGGCCTGGAGCCTAAAGGTGACACTGGCGATGTTAACTCAGCCGGTGGTGTACGCATTATGATCAATCTCGGTGGAGAATCGCTTGGTTCTGCCAATGTAATCGAGCATGTTGCTACAAGTGAGACCGCAGATGACGACGATTGAGGTCAGAAGCGCCGCTGAAGCCAGGGAAATCGAGAAGAAACTGGCTGAACAGGGGATTTCCTACCAGACTCGCATCGTAAAGACCAAGAAGAAGGGTCTATTTTACGTAATTTACGTATTTGGAGAGCCACATGGCATTGGAAATTGACTATACACCGCCCCCTACGGGCAAGAAGTTCATGAAATCTGACCGGAAGATGCGTGTTTTGATGGGTCCGGTGGGTTCCGGCAAGTCAGTTACGTGCAGTTTCGAGGTTATTCGACGCGCAACCATGCAAGAACCCAACAAAAACGGGATTCGCAAGACGAGAGCGGCTGTTGTGCGCGAAACTGCACGTCAGTTGCAGGATACGACGATCAAAACGTTCCTGGATTGGTTCCCGCCGGGTGAATGTGGGGACTACATGCGCACTACGAAGACGTATTTCTTCAAAGTGGGGGATGTTGAGTGCGAAATTATGTTCCGTGCGCTCGATGACGCGGATGATGTGGCTAACTTGAACTCGCTGGAGTTGACGTTTGCGTGGTTCAACGAGTGTCGGGATATTCACCCTGATATTGTGGACGCTATGTCTAAACGTATTGGTCGTTTCCCGTCCAAGAAGGACGGTGGTCCGACATGGCATGGGATGTGGGGCGATACGAACCCGCCGACTATGGATACGTGGTGGTATTACCAGATGGAGGGGCTTGATCCAAAGGATGGGGTGTCTCCTGCCAACAATGGGTGGGATGTTTTCAAGCAGCCGTCGGGTAGGACGCATCTGGCGGAAAATATCGAGAACTTGCCAGATGGATATTACGATACGCAGGGTCGGTCGGAGGAGTACATACGCGTATATATTGACGGGGAGTACGGTCTGAGTTCTGCCGGTATGCCTGTGTATAAGTACTTCAGGCCGGACTACCACATGGCGAAGGACAAGTTGCGTTATATATCAACTGGGGTTCGGCCCATCGTGATTGGGATGGACTTGGGGCTGACACCTGCCGCAGTCATTGGGCAGCAGGATGCGCGTGGTCGCGCACTTGTGTTAGCGGAGGCTGTTAGCTTTGATATGGGGATACAGCGTTTCGTAAGGACGGTTTTGAAACCGCTGCTGTTCGAGAAGTTCAGCGGCGCACCAATCCTTATAGTGACGGACCCGGCTGGGGTTCAGAGGGCGCAGACCGACGAACGGAGTGCAGTTGACATTATCAAGGCTGAAGGGTTCAAAGTGATACCCGCTAAGACTAACAACGTGTCTGCGCGGATAAGTGCCGTGGACGACTACCTGATGCGGCAGGTTGACGGCGACCCTGCGTTCCTTGTGGACCCCAGTTGCACTCAGCTGAAAGCTGCCATGATGGGCGGGTACCGCTTCAAGCCCAAGGGCGACAGTGACATTGATAAGAACAAGCACAGCCACATAGCTGAGGCGCTTCAGTATCTGATGTTGCATATTTCTACCGTGAGTGATGGCGGTTATGTCGTGACACGCAGAGATGTTAAGCCGATTGCTTCATTCGGTTGGACATGATATGCGTAGCATATCACACGGAGGTTGGTATGAAAACCTATTCTAACAAGTCCATGTCGCGGGTTTGCAGCAGTGGCAAGCTCAAGTCCTATAAGAAGGGTGGCGTTGTGGAGGGTGACAACTCCGAAGAGGACTCTGGCCCACAGACCGTATCAGTCAGTGGCGGGTCTATCCCGTCCGGCACTTCTGGTCCAGGTAATGTCAATAGAGTTTCCGGTGTTGCCGGTGGCGGTACAGTGAATGTTCCCGTTGGCGACTACAACATTGGAGTAGGCGTAGACTACTCTAAGGTTAGGTTGCAGACCCCATCTGGCAATAAGACGATCAAGCGTGGCGGTGTCAACGAGGTATCCATCAGCCGTGATTTGGGTAATGACTCCGAAGTGTCGCTTACATACGGTCGCCAGAAAGATGAAGGTAAAGCAAGTCATTCCTTGAGCATTGGATATTCAAGGAAATTCTAAGTTGCATACCATGTTATGTTATGCCATATTGTCTCAGGGCGTTCTCCCCGCCCTGCTCCACTCCCAACTTGGTTCCCTGTGTTAACGCCCGTCCACACAGGGAACCTTTTATGGGAGTTGCAGTATTATATAACTTGGTCTATTGTTCGCTAAACGCGCAATAGGAGGATTTCCATGGCGACAGTTACCCCCTCGGTTAAAGTAACCGCAGACGGTGTGCCTTATGTAATTTGGTCTGGCATTGTTACCGGCGATACTCTTGTTGCATTTGCGGTGCGCGACGGTCAGGCACGTAATGCTGCAGTGCAGTTTTCTGGCACGTTTGGTGGCGCTACCGTTGCGCTCAACTCGTCCAATGACGGCACGACGTTTTTCGCCATGAAGGATCGGTCTGCTGCTGGTACGGCGCTCAGCGCGACCGCCGCAGCTATCTTCGAGTTTCAGTCGTCTGCAGCTTACCTCAAGCCGCTTGTTACCGCCGGTTCTGCAAATAGCATCAACGTAATCGTGACTCTTAGGGGTTAAGCATGGCTGGTCTCAGCGTTTTGCGGGTCGTAAGCAACGAACAACTTGATCGTGCTGAAAAGCAAAGGCTGGATGCTGAACTTCAAGCTAGGCAACAGAGTGACATTCTACTTGGGCTAGGGGCGTATATGCGCGAGTGCTGGGATGCAGCGCGTATTGCCAAGCAGCCAATCGAACAGATTATGCTACGCGCAATGCGTCAGCGTAACGGGGAATACGATCCTGATAAGCTGAAAGCTATCCGTGATCAAGGCGGGTCAGACGTCTATATGATGCTGACCGAGATCAAATGCCGTGCCGCTGAAAGCTGGTTACGTGATATTCTCTTGGACGCTGGTACACCTCCGTGGGATATTCAGCCAACGCCTATCCCCGACCTATCCCCAGACCAGATGGATCAAGTCAAGTCCGCATTTGCCGAGCAGGTAATGCAGATGATCCAGTCAACTGGACAGGCACCCACTAAATCTCAGATGCTTGAGATGAAAGAGCTTGTGCAGCAAGAGTTTAGGTTCAAACTCTTGCAAGCAGCCAATAGCCGTGCCGAGCGCATGAAAATTCGCATTGATGACCAGTTTGCCCAGGGCGGATGGGTCGATGCGTTCAATGAGTTTATCACTGACCTCGTGACATTCCCATGTGCGTTCATTAAGGGGCCAGTGGTTCGTCGTCAGCGCCACTTGGTCTATAATCGTGGCCCAGATGGCAAGATGTTGGTTGAGCCAGCAGAGCGTCTGGCCCCTGAGTTTGAGCGCGTAAGCCCATTTAATATATATCCTGAGCCAGGCATTAGCCGTATCAATGACGGGTATATGTTTGAACATCACAAGCTGACTCGGACAGACTTGGCCGACCTTATTGGCGCTCCAGGATATGATGATCAGGCTATCCGCAAGGTGCTTGAGGAAGGTCCGTCGCAGTCTTGGGTGGCAGACACTACCTATATTGAGCGCGAACAGGAAGAACGTAAGTTCTACACCGAGATGCGCCCGACAGATTTGTACGATGCCCTTGAGTTTTGGGGCAAAGTAAGCGGTAAAATGCTCCGTGAATGGGGTATGACCGAGGAAGAAATCCCCGATGAAGACCGCGAATACGACGCAAATGTGTGGATGGTAGGCAATTATATCATCAAATCTATCCTTAATTACGATCCTTTGGGTGAAAAACCCTACGCAAAAACCTCATTTATTAAGATGCCAGGAGCGTTTTGGGGCCGTTCTATCCCTGAAATTATCGAAGATTTACAGAGTATTTGTAATGCTTCTGCTCGTGCATTGGTTAATAACATGGGGATTGCGTCTGGTCCACAGGTCGAAGTTAACCTAGAACGCATACCTCCTAATGAAGATATTACCCAGCTGCATCCCTGGAAGATTTGGCAGGTTCTTAACGATCCTCTTGGGTCGTCTGCTCCTGCTGTTCGCTTCAACCAGCCCAATGACAACTCTACTACGCTGATGGGCGTGTACGAGAAGTTCAGCCGCATGGCTGATGACCACTCTGGTATTCCTGCATATATCTATGGGGATACCAACGTGCAGGGTGCAGGACGTACCGCATCAGGTCTGTCTATGCTGATGGGTTCCGCAGGTAAGGGTATTCGTCAGGTCGTCATGCATATCGACATGGACATCGTGAAACCTATTGTGGAACGTCAGTTCGTGTACAACATGCGCTACGATCCAGATGACGAGATCAAGGGTGATCTGCAGATCATCCCACGTGGCGCTACTAACCTTGCTGTCCGTGAGACTGTCAACGTTCGCCGTGTCGAGTTCCTCAATGCTACCGGCAACGAAGTCGATATGAGCATCATCGGTATTGATGGTCGCGCTGCGATCCTGCGCGAAGTCGCCAAAGGTTTGCAGATGCCCGTGGATCAGATTGTTCCTAGCCGCGAGAAGCTGGACTACGCGAACCAAATGAAGCAACTGCAAGCTCAGGCTCAGCAGCAACAGCCACAGCAGCCACAGGCTCAACCACAAGGACAGCAGCCAGCACCAGCTAAGGTGAGCATGTCTGGCGGTCCAGCCGGTGGAATGAACACAGTTAGCAATCAACAGACAGGGGCAGCATGATTCGCCCTAGTCCAGAGCAGGTTGCGGCAATCGCCAATGTAGCTAAGTACAATCCTGTATTCACCGATTGGGTACAGAGTTGGTACGAGCATGAACTTAGACAGCTACCAAATGTAGCAAATTCTAGTGTTCAGGTAGCACAAGGTCGCTGTCAG